TAACTGGCACTTTAACTGATGTCATCACAATGGACATTGTAATCGGCGGCGGTGGTGCGCTAAACACCAACGGGTCACCGAGTTCTATCGGTGAACGTGTCGCCACAGTTGGCGGTGGGCATGGGGGAAACTCAGCAAAAGGTGCTGACGGTGGATCAGGCGGCGGCGGCGGTGCTATTAATTCGGGCACAGCAAGGGGTTATGACGGTGGTCTGGGAACGTCAGGGCAAGGTTATAACGGGGGTTATGCACGAAACTCAGGAACTACGACATCTCGCGCCGGTGGTGGCGGTGGCGGTGCTGGTGGTAATGGTGGTAGCACAAGTACCGCACAGGTTGCAGGTGACGGTGGCCCGGGGAAGTCGAGTTCTATATCAGGTTCAGCGGTTACAAGGGCAGGTGGTGGTGGCGGTGTAACATCTTATACCGGCGCTGGTGCGGATGGAACAGGTGGCTCTGGTGGTGGGGGGTCTAGTACAGGGGCTGGTTCTGTTAACACAGGTTCTGGTGGTGGTGGCGAGGGGTTAGGTGGTTCTGGTATTGTCATCATTGCCTATCCGGGGACGGTCGCAAAAGCAACTGGTGGCACAATCAGCACTACATCAAGGTCTGGTTATGTTGTCCACACATTCACATCTTCTGGCACGTTTGAGGTGATTTAATGGCACATTTTGCACACATCAATACAGACAATATCGTTGATCAAGTTATTGTCGCGGAACAAGACTTCATCGATTCCGGCAGGGTTGGCGATCCAGCGAAGTGGATTCAAACCTCTTACAACACCTATGCTGGCAAACACTACAAGATCGAGCTACCATCTCAAGCACGAGTGCCAGACAATACTCCGGGGCTACGGAAAAACTATGCAGGAGTTGGGTACACTTACGATCCGGTCAGAGATGCGTTTATCCCCCCAAAAGAATACGAAAGTTTTGTACTCAACGAGGAAACATGCCAATGGGAAAACCAAGTACCTTGCCCATCGGATGGTGGCGAGTACGAATGGGACGAATCATCGCTCTCTTGGGTTTTATTGGCAAAGGCGACTAAATAAAGAAACTGCTCAAAACAAGGAGAGGGAGTCCTGCGAGGGACTCTTTTTCTGTCTGAAAAACCCACTCCCGGGCGACCGTATAATTTTAAGTAGAGGTGTTATGCAATGGCTTATATCATCGGAGACAATACCCAAAAGACCAAGACGGCAATCGAAAAAGCACGGTCGATGACCCAGCAGATCGGCACACGGTCTGCCGGCGGCCAGATGGTTGACCTCAGGTCAACGGCTGCCACGACTGCTGCCAACATCAAGGCCACAGCGGCGAACGTTGTTGTGCCAAAGCCGACCGCTCAGCAGCCCGCTTCAGGCGGATACGGCGGGTCTGGCGGTGGCGGATCGGTGTCCATGAAGTCATCGCTATCCGGCGGTGGCGGCGGTGGATCGTCTGGGGATGGCTCCAGCACGAATGACGAGTATCGCCAGGCGCTGATCAAGGCCAAGCAGGGCGCGATCAATGCCGAGTATGAGACCAACGCCTCCATCATCAAGAACAACCTGACAAGGGCGCTGGCCGCGCTCAACCAGAATAAGGCGGCGCTGGAACCCTTGTATCAGCGCCAGCTGGGCTCGATTGCACAGAACCAGTTCAAGTCTGCCGAGACGACCAAGGAAATCATGAATCAGGGTGGCTGGAACGCCAGCAACTCCGGCCTGGCAGTCGGTGAGCAGACAAAGATCGGCATGACCGCTGACAAACAGCGTGGCGAGGCCTTGCAGGCCAAGACAACCGCCGAGAACGAATACAATTCCCAGATCGCAACCGAGCAGATGGCAGCCGACGAGTCGCTGGGAGCACTCGGCAGGTGGAGGTCATCCCAGCTATCCGCTGCGGAAGCCGATGCCCTGGTCACATCGACCGAGTATGGACGGGCAATCTACGAGTCTGACCGTGACTTCGCGCTCACCCAGCGCCAGTTCGACGAGTCCGTCCGCCAGTTCGAGGTCCAGCTGTCCGAGCAGCGTGCCAACCGTACCGCTGCAGCCAAGGCATCAGCAGCCAGGGCGTCCAGCGATGGCACGGCCCAATCCGCCTACAACCAGTATCTTGCCCAGCTTTACACCGCAGTATCGCCCGAAGATGCGTATGTCCTTCTTTCGAAAACACTTCAAGGTGCAGATCTTCCGGACAGCATGAAGGAAGATATGATCGCGCAGTACAACAAGTTTGGCACGGCGTGGAATATCAAGAACAGTCAGACCGCCCAGAATGGCCAGTACGACTTCTCGCAGATGAATCAGTAATATCAGGCCGGAAGGAGAAATCTCAAGATGGCATCTACATACGAGCGCATGAAAAACTGGAAGCCCGGTTCTGCAAAGTCCTCGACCTCTGGATCGGGGACTTCTTCAAATGCAGCCGCCCCGACGTCAACGGTTGAGCGGATGAAGGCATGGAAACCGGGCGGATCAACCGTCCAGCCGACTGTCACCACTCAGCGACCGGCTGCGAAGGTCGGATCAAGCTCGTACGAGAAGATCAAGAACGGCTACCAGCCGAAACCTGGCTCGACGGCTCCGGTCAAGCCGACCGTCTCTGCTCCTGCTGCCAAGGCAGCCCCGAAGTACAACGACCGGGGTCAGAAGCTGGACGAGCGCGGGCAGGTCGATTGGAAGACGGCTGTCCAGGCCGAGAACGAACGGGTCACCAAAGAGGGCGCAGGCGTTGGCCGGGCGCTCGGCGGCTCGCTGGTCAGCGGCTTCTACAGCATGGGCGCAGACCTGGCCGATTGGGTGATGGGTAATATCCAGGTCGCCCAGAAGAACGCCAAGGACTATAAGAATAGTGACAACCGGGGCAAGGGCGAGGCGATTGCCAACCGCTATGCCGGGTTCGACATGAAGGGTACAACCGGTGCTGCTGGCATTGACGAGCAGAAGAGGCGATCCCAGGAAATACTGCGCAGGCCTGACGACAACGACACCAGCAAGATCGCAGAGGCTAGACGCGACCTGCAGTTTGCCAAGCAGGGCGTCCAGGTCAACACGGACCTGGAGAACGAATCCAAGCCGATCCAGTACATCGGTCAGGGATTGCAGTCGCTGCCGATAACGCTGGCGTCCCGACTCGGTCCGGCGGGCATGGCCCTGACGGGCATCGCCTCATTCAAATCGTCCTATGACCAGAAATTCGATGAGATGACAGCATCCGGCAAGGAGATCGATCCGGACAAGCTGATGACCTATGCAATGGGCGCTGCGGCTGTCGAGGTCGGGTCCGAGTTCCTGTTCCCGGCTGGCAAGTCTGCCGCGAAAGTCGGCTATGGCGTGCTCAAGCGGACCACGGCCAAGAATGTTTTCGCCGAGGGTGTGACCAAGGTCGCCAAGTGGCTGGCCAAGGACGGAGATGACATTATCATCCCGACCGCCAAGGCGTTCGGCAAGAGCCTGGCGATTGAATCCGCACAGGAAGGCGCTGAAGAAGTCCTGTCCTATGTCGGCCAAGGCATCCTGGCCAAGCTGCTGACCAACCCCGATGACGAGTGGTCGCAGCTGATCAATAAAGAAGGCGCGTTCCAGAGCTTCATGGGCGGCGCTGTAGCCGGCCTGATGTTCTCTGGCGTGGCGGCGACTCCTGGATTTATCCAATCCCGGCAATGGCTTAACCAGAACACGACCAAGAAGATCAAGGATCTATCCGACGAGGACATCCGCGAGATCTTCAAGCTCGCCAGCGAGGACTATGCGACACCGCAGGGCCAGCAGGGGCTGAAGGGCGGCCTGCTGCGTGCGGCTGCCAAAACCCAGAGCACCGGCCAGGTTGTCCAGGATCCAGAGTCCGGCGATTCGTTCGAGGTCCTGAAGCCGACAGAAGACGGCAAGATCACCCTGCTTGACCAGGACGGCGGGTCGGACATCGACCTGACTGTCGAGGAGTTCCAGCAATCGATGGAGAACGGCATCCTGACCGAGCTCCAGCCAGCAACACAAGCGACACCGGCCAACGACACCAACATGGCCGTTAATGACAGCAACCTCCCTGTCGGCCAAATGACAGCACAAGATCCGGCTGCCGTGGCTCCTTCCGCAGCCGTCAACACCTCTGACAGAGCCCCACAAATGGCCGGTGTCGCAACCGCCCAGATCACGGAGCGGGTGCTTGCCAACGGTGAAACCAGAAGACAGGCCGAAACCCAGGTTGTGGATCCGGCGACCGGCAATCCCGTGGCGAACGTCCAGGCCTACCAGACCAAGGGCAAGGTCACGATCCTGGTCAGCAGGCAGGGCGACTTGACACCAAAGCGGTTTGAGTTCGACCCGGACAGCTATCCCCAGGACGTCGATCCGGCCATCGCCATCAACGAGGCCACCAACGGTGCGCTCGGCAAGCATGGCCGCGACAACATCCCCCAGGGCGCTCAAGGTGCCTTCTACGACGCCGTCAGCAATGCGGCAATGTCCGTCATTGCCGACAACCAGCAGCGGATCGAGACGGACCGCCAGGCCAAGGAAGCCGAGCAGGCTGCCAAGGAACAGGCCAAGGATCAGCCCCAGCAGGAACCCAAACCCAGCGATGCGGATCTCTTCACCAAGGAAGAGCTCGCCGAGGCCAAGGCTGCCAACTACAAGGACATGGGCAGAGAGGTCGCGCTCGGCATGGTCGAGCAGGCCGACTTTGAGGCGCTGCGGTCGGTCAACGAGGACATGGATAAACTAGGCATCAACGGCTATCTGCGTCCGGTCAAGACCAAGAACCACACCCCGATCATGAAAGAGATCCAGCAGATCCTGGATGATGTCGCAGGAAAGCGTGTCGTATTCGTTCAGTCGGTCGGCGACGACCGGGTCAATGAGTTCGTCAACGACTTCTCGAAGGACACCGTCTTCGTCAACATCGCCGGGCGCGACTTCACCGACGCCCTGTTCGCAGTCGGCCACGGCCTGCATCACCTGATGGTCAAGGACGGCAACGGTAACGCCCTGACAAAGGCTGTGACCAAGTACCTGGGCCAGGACACAATCGATCAGTACGTCGCCGAGTTCGAGTCAGAATCCTATCGTGAGCGACTGCAAAACAGCGCGGACCTGGCAGTCGAGGAAATCGTCGCCGACCGCTGTGGCGAGATGTTCAAGTCCAGCAAATTCTGGCGTGCGCTGTCCGATGCGTCCACTTCCAAGAAGCGGGCCAAGATGTTCGACGCCATCGCAGGTTACCTGGACCGGGTCGGCGAAGTCAGCACCACGCTCGACTCCGAGATCGCTGCGTTCCAGAAGGCCATCAACCAGTACCAGGACGAGGCGCTGCGCGAGGAGATGGCTGAGGAAGTAGAAAAAGGATACAATCTAATTGGAGGTACTGACAATGAAAACATTTATTCAGGAGCGACGAGAGATAATAATCCAGTTTCTAGCGAAGCACGGTTCCAGCAAGGAACAATTGGAGAAAATGGATCTTCCGACGTTGGAAGAAGCACTCGAAGAGTGCAACATGAACCTGATGGTTCAAATGGGATACGACCGGAAACAGCTGGAAGAACAGAAGAAGTACCTTCTTTAATATTTTCTAGGCCAAGCTCTGAAAATTTTCACAAAGCAATTTCCGAGGCTGTAAAAAATAATTTGCATGGGGCATTTGTAGAAGTAAAGCCCCTGGAAGAATACCAATCAGAGAATATCAAACTATTTTTAACCCCAGATTCCGGCATAGGTTTTGCCATAAAAGATGATGGGGACCTTGTTTCTTTTTTCAAAAACCCAAACAAAACCAATCTAAAGGCTTCGCAAAACATACTGCTTGCGGGGCTTGAAAATGGTGCCACTAAACTTGACTGTTTTGATGGACGCTTGCGGAGGGCATATTCAGAGGCTGGCTTTGTTGCGGCCGCTAGGACGAGCTTCAAAGATGATGTTGCTCCGGATAATTGGAATTATGAACGTGACGGCAGACCGGACATCATATTCATGGTCCATAACGGTGACGACATCAACACCGTCCGTAAAATGTATGGGGTGTACGAACTTCAAGATATTTCGGATATTCCGCTTGTAGACTATGAAACGGCTATTAGACTGCAAACCGAGGCTAACGACAAGATCAGAATGTATTCAGGACAAAATAAAAGGAGCCTTGCCACTACGCCAAGTGAGAGTAAACTCTTCTCGCATACGTCCGAAACGCTTAGTGGTACAGCCCCTTCTTCCAATGTAGCACCAGGCAATGAGGGAGTCAAGCCAACCAAGTATTCCATGACCGCCGAGGAGCGTGCCAAGAAGATCCGCGAGCACCGGGCCAACCGCCTGATCGATGACAAGTACATGAGCCAGGCGCTGCAGTCAGAGATCAAGGACTACGCGAAATACTATTACCGGCAGTCGAATGATGACACGATGAAGCTGGCGATGGACAAGCTAATGAGCGACTACGAGCGGGCCATCACCGACGCGCTGGACATCACAAAGGCCGGCGCCATCAATACCTATATCCGCCAGATGATGATCGAGCTATACGACGGCAAGGGCGACGCTATCGAGGCTGCCCGCTGGTTCACGGTTCTGAACAAAGCCAACCTGGAACAGGGCCAAGGCGTCCAGGCCAACGTGATCATCGACAAGCTGTCGTTCTCTGGCAACATGGCCTGGGCGCTGCAGGAGATTGAGGCAGCCATCAGCAAGCCGAAGAAGAAGGTCATCGAGGCCAAGACCATTGCCGTGACCAAGGCGATCCACGACCTGGACATTGATGCGGCCAGGCAGGCGCTGGCTGACAAGCAATCGCTCATGGACGAGTTGATGCAGCTGACTGACGAGCTCGAGCGCAAGGAGCGTGCCCTGAAGCGGCTGGAAGAGCGGATCAAGAAGTACCAGGATGAGCTGGGAGAGTTTGATGCGGATGCCGTCAAAGCATTCATAGACACCCTGCACAGCGTGGCTTCCGTCACCCAGCCGTTTGACAAGCTTCCGAAGACGTCCGACCCGGTCGCTTTCATGAAGTGGGTTCTGAAAAATGTTGATTCCCTACACGACAGCTGGCTTTCCGCCTACCGGATTGTCCGGAACATGCACGGCAACGATGACGTCTTCATGGGCGAGATCGACGCCTACTTTGGCGAATTCATGCCGGACAGCCGGTTCAAGCACCCGACACCGACGCTCGACCTAACCCCGGAAAACTACGACAAGATCCGCAATGCCGTGATCGCCCACTACTCCGAGGACTTCCGCACATTCGAGGCGATGGTCTACGAGCTGCAGCGGCTCGGTCTAGATATGCAGAACGCCGTACTGGTCGCCAGGATGGCTCAGAAACAGATTGCCGACCTGACCCGCGAAGAGAAGCGCCTGGCGATCAAGAAGATCCTGCCGTCCAGCAAGAAGAATATGGACGAGCTCATTAACAAAATCATCAACCTGTCCAACGAGAAGGGCCTGCAGAATGAAGAAGTCGCCGCCTATGTGGCGCACGCGATGGGGCTGCCAGGCCTGACCCCGGAGCTCGTCAACCTGATCTCGGAAAACTCCAGGGAAATCGCCAACATCAAGAGGGGCGTGTTGGACGAAGGCCGGACTAGCATGTCCTATGAAGAGGAGCGCTTCATCAAGATCAAAAAGGCCGAGATCGTCGCAGCAGTCGGCCGGATGAAGAAGACAGATTTTTGGCGCAAGATGGATCTGACCGAATCCATCAGCCTGATGAGTAACCCGAAAACGATCATCCGTAACATTGTCGGCAACACCGGATTCGCTGTGCTGGATACCGGCAAGGATGCGACCGCTGCCGGGATCGATATGCTGATCTCAAAGATCACCGGCAAGCGCGAGATCCCCATGCCGGAGATCAAGGCGATGGGCAAGGGCTTCAAGCGCGGCGGCCAGGAATCCTACTACGACATCACGCATGGCATCGATACCAGCACCCTTGATACGGCCTACTCCGTGCCAAGGGCTGATCCGTACACATCAAAAGCCATGCAGACGGTTTTCAAAGGTTTCCGGCTGGCCATGCAGATGCCTGACCGAGCCTTCCAGTCTGCAGCGTTTGACAGTCACCTGCTGGGCCTGATGAAACTGAAAGGAATCACGGACCCTGGCAAGGTCACGCAGGACATGATCGAGGCGGCGCAGTACGCTGCGTCTTACAAGACCTTCACAGATGAAAACTACATGAATAAGATACTCGGCACGATGAGGTGGCTTCTTAACGCAGGTCAGGGCTGGGGCATAGGCTCTGTTGTCCTTAAATTCACCCACGTTCCAGCTTCAATCCTGATGAGAACAATCGACTACTCGCCCGTATCGCTGGTCAAGGCGCTGTACTATCTGGGCAAACCGATGTACGACGCAAAGGTCAATAAGACAAGCTTCGGCGATGAATTCAAGCAGGGCAAGTTTGCCGTGTCTCTGGCCAATGGAACATACGGCTCTGCGATAACTATCGGATTAGGCGCGCTGCTGGCCGGACTCGGCCTGCTGACCGGCAAGTCTGACGATGATCAGGACAAGCGGGCGCTCAACAACGCAATGGGCATAGGCCGTGGCTACATGATGAACTGGTCTGGACTCTGGCGCTTGCTGACGTCAATGGACGTTGACCAGGCGCAGCCACAAGCCGGAGATCTGTGGAGCACTTATAGCTGGTTTTCACCAATGAACATCGGTATCGGCATGGGGGCCAACATTGTCCAGGACGTGAAGAATGCCGAGGATGAGAACATGGACCTCGGCGAGTACATCAGGTCAACCGGCTGGACCTCCGTGACTTCATCTGTCGAGTCGATCACCGAAATGTCGGTCTTGTCTGGTATCAATCGCTACATGACAAACGTTGCTTATGGAGACGATTGGATTACGGCATTGTTAAGAGTCGGGGCAAGCGTCCCGTCCAACTTTGTCCCGCAGGCTGTCAAAGGCGTCCGGGAATTATTCGACAACACTATGCGCGACACCTATGACACAGACATCGCCGATTATGTCGTCAAACTGATGAAGAACAAGGTTCCAGGTATGTCGAAGTGGCTGGCTCCGGCTGAACCGGATGCGCTCGGCAACCTACGCGAGGTTTACCAGAACAACGGCAACAACGTCTGGAATGTCTTCTTCAACCCGGCGATTGTGTCCAGGTATCAACCAAACGCCGATGCAGTCATGGTCCTCAATACGATCATGGACGCCGAGGAAGCTGGACTGGACAAGAAGAACATCGTTGCCAACCGGGTCGAGAAGGTACTGAATCTAAAAGACGGCGGAGCACCTGTAAAACTGACGGACAAGGAACGGTACAACCTGACCGTCATGATCCGCAAGGAAGTCCTGAAGCGATGGAGCAGAGAAATATCACCCAACTGGACGCTGGAACGCAAGTACGAAGAAATGAATAAGATCATGAGCAAAATATCCAGGGAAATCCGGATCGGCTACCAGGCATACCGTAACGCGCAGATCGCCAAAGGCCAGTAAGAAAAACGCACCCCCAGGAGATGCCTATAATATTCTTATAGGCATCTTTGCTTTGCAGAACACCTTTAGGAGACATCGATGGAACAAACGCTGATCAATGAAGCTGTCAAATCAGGAATGTGGGCATTACTCTTTGTGGTCCTGCTGATCTACACGATCCGGGAGAACAAGAGCCGGGAGCTTGAGTACCAGAGAACAATCGGACGGCTCAATGACGAGATCAAAACCACAGCCTGCGACAGTAACCGTGTGGTCAAAGACACCAGCGAAGATGTCGATATCCTGGACAAGAAGGTCAACACAATATCCCAGAAGGTTGATGTAATCGACCGCAAAATCGATCACCTGAACGAGAAGACAGACGCGCTGAACCGGCGACTTCCAGACTCGTTCTAAAATGACAGGAGGAACTCATGCAGCAAAACCGATTCCAGTCCAAGGTCCTCTGGACCGCTATCATCGGCCAGATAATCTCACTCGCCCAGCTGACCGGAGTATTCACACAGGTTGGCCTTGACGCCGGCATGGTCGGCGACTTCGCTGCCGGAGTGCTTCAGATTCTTGTCCTGGTCGGTGTCCTGAATAACCCAACCGATTCAGTCAACTGGTAATGGGCAAGCTGGCTGAAGTCACACCTCTAATCATCAAGGACGCGATCATGAGCGGAGTCCCCGCATCCCTGACGTTGGCTCAGTACTTCATTGAGTCTGCTGACGGGACCAGCGAACTGGCCACGAACGCCAAGAACCTGTTCGGAATCAAGTGGAAGCAGGGAGCGACCGAACTGCCCCACTACATCAAGGAAACCAAGGAGTGGGTCAACGGCGGTTACATCACCGTCCGCGCCTTGTTCCGCAAGTACGAATCCCTTGCTCAGAGTGTCCGTGACCACAGCCTGTTCCTGCACAAGGACCGGTATGCGCCGGTGTTGCTGGCCAAGGATTACAAGGAAGCCTGCTATCAGATCAAGGAGTGCGGGTACGCGACATCCCCGACCTACACCCAGACCCTGATCAACTGCATTGAGCGTCAAGGGTTTGACAAGTTTGACAAGGAGCCGTATATGAGACCACTCAAAGTATTCCTGTCCCCGTCCAGCCAGGAACATAACCAGTACACAGGCTATGCCAAGACCGAGGAACAGGCCTGCAACCTGATTGCCGACCATGTCGAGCGCCTGCTGAAATATGCCGGAGTCGAGGTCATGCGGAACAGCCCTGCTGAAGGGCCTGCCGGACACACCACTAGGTCAAACGCCTGGGGCGCGGATTACCACATCCCGATCCACACCAACGCCGGGGGCGGGCAGGGCACAGAGGTGTTCTGCTGGGATCCTGCCGATGCGACCAGCTACGGGACCAGGCTGGCCAAGGAATTTTACAGCCGGCTGAGCAAGCTGACACCGACCATTGACCGTGGCCTCAAGATGAATCGCACGTTCTACGAGATCAAGAACACCAAGGCCGCCTGCGCGTACATTGAAGTGGATTTCCACGACAACAAGGCCGGCGCGACCTGGATCCTGTCCAACATCGAGCGGATCGCCACGGAGATTGCCGAGGGCATCATGAAGGTCGCTGGGATCGTCCCTGCCCCGGTGATGCTCACCAAGACCGTCACGGCCTCATCGCTGCGCGTCCGGCAAACACCGTCGCTGATCGGCAAGATTGTCGGCTATGTTTCCAGGGGGACAGTCGTCACAGTTCTGGAAACCAAAGGACTCTGGTCTCGCATCCCACAGGGCTGGGTGTCCTCATATTACCTTGCCTGAGTGGCCACGGCAGCCGTGCCCCTACAGCCGTCAAAGATCTTGTCAGTCTTCTATTGACGGCGCGTGCCAAGCAATCCGATGCCCGCTACATCCAACCAGAGCCGAAATGTCTCAATTATCAAGTCAAGAAAAAGCTCTCAACCAGAAGCGATCATGGTGAGAGCTTTTTATATGTTAATGTTGAATCTTGTTAGAATAGATTTTATTTGAAATATATCGATTGGGTGGAGTTTACCTATCTTATGGATTAGGTCACCTTGCAAAAGAACAATCACCTTATCCATTCTGACAACAGATTCGCCCCTTAAACCGGCACTCGACCATTTTTTCAATGGATAATCATAATCGTCCCTTGGGACATGAGTTGTGACTTTAAACACCTTGATAAATGACCCATCTGGAACTACAACGACTGGCCTGCGCTTTGATTTTAGTGGATCTTCTTCAAAATAAACATTTGCAAGCCAAATTTCCCAGTCCATTATCAATCCCAGTCGTCGAATTCATTGCCAGGGAGTAGAGCGTTCCCTTTTTCGTCACGCTTTGGGATTACATGGTCAAGTCCACATAACTGCATTGCAGAATCTTCAATTAGCGAAGTAGATTTATAATAATCACGGATCAGAGATTTCGAAATTTCTCCCTGCTTATTGAATGTGCTGTCCCATGGACCGCCTCGAACATGGGACATATTAACGAGTGTGAAGGCTGTATATTTCCCGTAGTTTAACATGACATCAATTAATACTTCTTGATCTGTTTCCGTTAATGAGTCGCAGTAATCATCTGAATCAACTGACATTATCGGCTTATTGCCGTATGATTTATACTTTTTATAAATTTCGCTAACAACTGGCCCGTAGTTCCAGGCTTCAATTGGTTCTTCGAACAATGGTCGATCATATTTAACGAGACTCCAGGCCTGCGCAAAATAGAGGAGCTTATTTAACTTCATGTTGGTAACATAATCTTCTTGTGACAAGGCAGCTTCAATAAAGAAATTAGCCACATCAAAAATGTTTGCCATTAATTACTCCTCCCTTTACTTTGCGCGGTGTAGTTTAATCCCGGACCATGAGCGCTTATTTGCACCATTCCTGTCTTCACTATACCACATACATATATGAACACAAGTCAACACAGTTAAAGCAATGACAGTTTGTGACACGGCACCGGAGATCTATTCACAGTACAAAATACCAGGCCCATATCGCAATTTTAACCAGCCTATTCTGCAGCCCCCTGCACCCTAACTGCACCCAACTTTTTGACAACAACTGACAGAATATGGCAATTTAGCCCCTGAAATGCCCTAAATAAACTGGACGGAATAACGGTCAAATAAACTGAAAACGCCCACGGCTGTAAGGCTGTGAGCGTTTTTCTTTATGGAGCCTGTTGACGGATTCGAACCCCCGACCTGCTGTTTACAAAACAGCTGCTCTACCGGCTGAGCTAAACAGGCGAATGCGAAAGCTGGCTTGCGCACATGTAAGTCTAGACAAACCAGCCCGATCTGTCAAGCAACCTTGCACATCCGATCGTGTCAACTTGTTCTCGGTTTATACAAGGGAATTCCCTCGAGTTTTAGCCTAGATGACCATTCCTCCGTTGGCAATGGCTTGGAATAGTCGATATCCTGGGCTGCTGCGGTGGTTTGTGT